CTGTGTTAACTGTTGTATAGGTGCTAGTGCAGCAGTGCCTTGGCTGAGGAGCGTACCACGTTCTCCTAAAGCAGCCTGTCTAGACTGTAGTTCTCTTTCTAGTTGCTGTCTAGCAATGGCTTGTTCCTGTGCTAACAGTTCTGGTGAAGAACCACCAAAAGCTGAACCACTTACACCCAATCTTCCTTGAGCACGTAACCTAGCCTCTGTAGCAAGGCGTTGACGCTCTACTTCAGGTGCGGACAATGCAGATAACTTGTTGTAATAATCCTGGCTAAGCTGGTCTACGTTAGTCATTAGCGCTGCATTAGCAGACTGTTGAGCTACCTGTGCAAATGGATTATACATCTGTCTTGCATCTTCTGTCAAGGCAGTGCTAACCTGTCCTGTCTTAGGATTATAGGTAGTTCCGAACAAAGAACCAGTAACACCATACGGTGTAAACTGACCAACCATGTTAGCAGCAGTTTGACCTACATTCATCAAACCTTGTTGTGCTGTCCTTCCTAATGCTTGTGTATAAGGAAGAATACCTTCAGCAATCTGTGTTTGACCTAACCTAGCTGCCGCCCCTGCTGCATCATACTGACCACCTAACTGATTAGCTAAGTTAGTGTATTCTGTTTGAGTTAGTTGTCCTTGCTGACGTAGCTGGTTAGCAGCATCCTGGATCATTGCTAAGTTAGCACCAGAACTAATCAAACCACCAAGAACATTCTGTGCGTTAGTGTTCGTTAATCCTTGTAGTAAGGTATTAGCTGCTGTAGTAAACAACGATGCTGGGTTAAATAAAGTACTAGCAGCGCCAGTAGCGGCCCCTGTAGCAGCTCCTGTGGCTGCTGCGCCTGTGGCAGCACCTGTAGCGGCTGTACCAGCACCAACACCTGTACCTGCTCCGGCATTACCTAAGGCTGTTGTTATTTGTGCTGCTGTTGACCCACCAGCGGCTAACGTAGCTGCTTGAGAGGCTAAAGCAGTATCAACACCAGCAGCTGTTAATGTAGAAGCAATTTGAGACTGACTTAATCCCTGTGCTGCTAACTGAGCAGCGTCTGCTGCAATAAAACCAGCTTCTGATACAGCAGCCCCACCCCCAAACAAACCACCAGCAGCTTCCAATAAAGCAGGACCACCAATAACAGCAGCAGCGCCTAAAGCAATCTGGGGAAGTGCGCTAACAAATCGTTGCCACATTGAACGATCTTCAGATACAACCTGACTTACTTGTCCTGTGATAGGGTCTAAGACATCATATCGTTTATTATTACCTGATAGACCTGATTGGTCATTAGACATAGTGACTAGGTTATCACCCGAAGGTCCAACAAGCCAGTCACGTCCTTGGAAATTAACTGGATTGTATCGTGTCTCGTTACCGCCTTCTAAGCTTTCTGTGTATCTAGCACTTTCAATGGCTCTCTGAGCAGGTGTTAACTGAGCAACCCTAGCTTGTTCAAACAACCAATCAATTTGCTGATCTTTAGCGCTTCTAACAACGGTTCCACTCTCTTCTTGGAAACCCATCTGATCAGTAAATGTAGGTATGTTTGACTTCGCTGCAACGCCTTTACTAGTAAACCAAGACACATCTTCTGGAGCAATAACACCAATGTTAACTAAGTTCTCAGACGATATACCAACATCTTTAAAGAACTTTACCCTATCATCTTCAAGCATCTTATCCCAGTTAGGTGGGAGTATATTCCTGAGTTCCTCTTCTGTAAACATTATTCGTTGTCCTTAGGCGATTCTACCAGTTTTGAAAAAGGCATCGATTTGTTGAATAGACAATACATCAGCACTAATGTTGGCTTCAATACCAATCTGAAACACTCTACCAGAACCGCTTACTTGTTGTCTTAGTTGATTGATGATTGTTCCTGAATTGTACTCAGCTATGTTGTACTCAGATATGTTGTATTCTGCTCTTGGCTGTCTTGATGGTAAAGCTATCTGAGCTGCTGAGTAGTTACCTGAATAGTCTGTACCCCAGTTTAAGAAGATCTCAGTGTTAGAGCCACCAATAACAAGCATGGCAAACTTCTTTAAGATCTTTATGATAGAGGCATTACCAGCATCAATGTGTGATGTGTAATAAGCAAACCTGAATGAACTGCCATTGTCAGAGTACAGAGCACCATATTCACCGATATAACCTACACGGCTGATGTATAGTTTCCTGTCTCTGGTGGACAATAACGACTTAGGAGCTATAGTCCAGGTAGTTGCTTTACAGCTACCATCTTGTAGTCGTTGTTTAAGATCAAAGCAATAGGTGTAGATCCTTGACGGTAAACTAAGTAGATAGAATCCGTTACGTTCATCGAACACAGATTTGATGTCATCAGTAGTTGCATTAGTGATCACATCAACAATCAAGTCATCACGGACATTCCTTGATACATCGAACAATGGTCCTGATTTCTCTTGAATAGTTCTACCTAGACTACGTACACCTGTATCAGACAAGAAGAAGATATCACTACCTACATCTTGTACAGAATCTCTAGCAATACATCCTACACCATCAATAACTTCTACTAACTGAAGGTTTGTTGTAGGATCTCCTTCAGCACCAGAATAGATGATAGTGCTTTTCTTACAGAATATGATCAACAAGCCGTTAAAGGCTGCTAAGGCTGTGATACTATCAGAGCCATTAGTTAAGACAGATTCAATGCTGATAGAACCACTACTACCACCATTCCATTTGTGACCAATCAATGAATCTGACCAAGTAACTGTCTTCTTATCTGTGGTGGTGTCAGCAACCCATAGACGACCATAAGCTGCTAATACTTCATTGGCTAATGGCACAGTACCTGAATAGGAAGCATGTGCTGACATCTTCTGCCATGTGTTACCAACATGATCATACAACAATGGATCATGACCACGTTGAAAGAAGTAAGTATGACTATTAAAGTTTACTGCTTTCCAGTTCTGTGCTGTCCAGGTAGCATCAGAGTAAACCTGAGTAAGTGTTGTCGTACCAGTGAAGATCTTCTTATCACCGATAGAACCGATAACTGTAGTACCATCAGACTTAACAATCTCAAAGATCAATGATGGTTCTTCACCGTTAAAACCTAACGTAGTGTTAACGTTATCCCAACCTTTTCTAGCTGCAATACGACCATATTGGTCAATAACAGCATTCTCAGCACGAAGTGCAAACTCTTTAGGTAAAGCTACAGAAGAGTCTTGAGTATTGAGACCAGCAAAGCCTGGGGCAACAATACTTACTGATTGTAGCTCAGCAGCCATTATGACCACTCCCAGGTTGTTTCATCACCGTAACGCTCTGCCTCAATAGAGATATAAGAAGCCACTGCTTTACGGTATAGATCAGCTTGTTGTTCGCTTAAACGTCCGCCATCTTCACCACGTTCATTGATAGCACGTAAGTAAGCACCTTGAATAACTAACTCTGAAGGGACATAAACAACATCAGTACCAGCGGACAAATCAGCCTGTGGTATAACACAGTCTACCTTTACCGTTAGCACTGACGATGGGATAGGCCATAGATCAAGAGTAATAACACCAGTAGATGATGTGCTGTTACCAATAGAAAAATAAAAAGGATCTCCATTCACTGAACCTTGAAGATTATTCCATTCATGCATTTGATTCTGTGTAGCTTGCTGAAGATCTCTCTTCAGCGATGGTATGTAAACCACTAACAGCCTTGCTCTTGGGTTAGTGGTAGGTATTTCGTAGTTCTGTGTACCGTTAGCAGTGGTGATTGTCTTTGTTGTACGAAGCACAGACCAGTTCCAAGCATCTTCAACTTCTCTCTTAGCTTCATTAACAAAATCACCAATTAACTTAACATAGGCTGTATCAGTTGGCGTGATAGCCTCTGTCTCTCGTATACGGCGTAGAACACCATTGATGCAGTCTAAGAATGTAGCCATTACCATTTCACCTTATCAGCCCAGTACGCAGCAGACATCTTACCTTTAGCAATGTTCTTAGCGTGGCGAGCCTTGAATGATTTATTTCTAGCAGAACCTTCTGGAGAACCTGAAACACCTTGTTGACCGAACCGAATCGTCTTAACTTGATCACCGTCCTTTGCTACAACAATGTGAGATTTAGTAGGATGTGTTGGGGTTTTTTTAGGGCGATTATATCCAGACACTCCTGCTCTTTCCAGCCTAGAATCCTTTTTCATTTCTTCTTAGCAGTTTTTGCTGCCTCCTTAAATGCTTTTGCTGTAGGAGCACCTTTAGTGCCAGGTTTTCTCATCTTCTCACCAGAGCCTTCAGCGATACGCTTACGCTTGGCTTGGATGTTAGCGTATAGTCCTTCTTTCATTTCTTTTTCTTTGGTTTAGACATACCAGCTTCAGACAAAGCAATAGCAACTGCTTGCTTACGAGACTTAACCACAGGACCACCTTTGCCACTGTGTAGAGTATCTTATCCTCTA